CATTTCTAAATAGTCTTCAAATCTTAATCGTGCTTCGTGCTCAGATTTAAGATACCATAGGTAACCAGAAGCTCCGTTTTCAGTAGTAACTTCAACCCAACCGATCTGTGCAGTATCAGAACCATTAACTTGGTATCTGTCTCTTAAGATGATTGGTCTGTTGCTAAACTGAGTGAAAGAAGCATCGATAGAACCAGTGATTCCAGATGATCCTTTTGGATACTCATTACCATATACAAATACTTTAATATCGTCACCGTCTTGGAAAGTAACATCACCTAAAGCAGCTTGTGCATAAGGTTGAGCAGTTACAGTCTGTCCGTTAACATTAGATACAAAACACTTTAATGTGTTGTTTAATCTAGCTGTTTCGTTGTTGACAACGATAATAGTATCGTTAATTTGTACTAAGTGATTAGCAGGTAACGTAATTGTGTTTGCACTACCGTCTAATATTTGTACTGTGTCAGCTCCTGATTCTAATGAATCATAAGCGATGTGTAATCTTCCTTGTTCAGACCAAATAACTTGATCAGAAGCAAGAGGCATTTCAGCTCCTACCATTTTAAGGAAACCAGATACAGTTCTTTTTCCATATCTTTCTACTTCCTTTTCATAAATTTCTGGTAGAAATTGTTGCGCAAAAGTACCACCGCCAGAATTAGAGTCGAAGCTTAAATAGTTGTCACCCCACAACGTCTGAGTTGGACGAGGAGTCAACGTGTTTAAATTTGCCAATGTGCTTGGCGAACTCGAAAAAGGCATAACTTTTAATTTTTAATGTTTAACTTATTTTATTTGGATTTCTCCTAATCTTTACTTTAAAGTCGTTAGATGAATCACCAGATATAGCTCTTACTTTCATACCGCCAGTTTGAATAACATTACTGTTAGTTTGTCTAGCAGACATATCAACATTTTTAGCACTTGCCATACTTTCTTTTATAGCATCTGCTTTACCTTGTTGATAAAAATGATTTGCAACTAAATCAGGGTTCATTGCTGTAAAAATTGATTTATGATAACCTTTAGCATCTTCAACCGCTTGAGTATCTTTATTAGTAAATCTACTCACGAAATTGTTAATGTTCATTTGGTTACTTTTAACCTTGTTAGGATCTTTGATGTTAAGTCTGAAACGTTTTTCACCAATTTTATATTCAAAACCTTTGAATTCATCGTTAAAAACTTCATTTGACTTTTTCTCAAAAATCGACTTGTTTTTTTCAACAGCCTTAGCGTCTTCATTGTATCGATTAAAGAAGTCAACAGCTTTTTGTTGTTCAGGACTCAATCTTGAACCAGCTTTGACTTCAGCATAGTATTTGGACTTTTGCCCGTCCAAGTGGCTTTTGGCATTCGCAACTTGCTCTTTTAATGCCAGTTTTTTTCTTTTAATGTCTTTAGGGTCATCTTCTTCTTCATTATAAGAATAAAGATCTTCCATAACAAACAACCTTTCTTCATCTGTTAAATGTGGTTTTGTTTGTTTAAAATACTCGTTTAATAACTCGTTATCTTCCATGTCATCATAATTCTGATTTAATCTAACATAGTCACTTAGAGTACCACCCGTTTCATTAATGAACTCTACTACCTTTTGTATGTTTTCAGGTAAAGGTTCACCAGTTTCTTGAGCTTCAGCAACAGCTTCTTCAACTTCTTCTTGCAGCTCTTCAACTTTTTCTTCAACCTCTATTTCAGTAATTTCTTCAACAACTGGTGGTTCTTCAACACCATCCTCAACAGTTTCTTCAACTTTTTCTTCAACAACAGGTGTATCTTCTACCTCCGTTTGTTCTTCAGGGGTAACTTCTTTTACTTCTTCTTTTGGTTGTTCTTCTTTTTGTTTAGATAAATCAACTTTAGCTACATCAGTATCTTCTTTTTTCTGATTAACTTTAGCCCATTTATCTAAATCTACTTTTATAGTACCATCTTCTTTAATCTCATTAGGATTAGACGGTTCTTCAACCTTTTGTTCTTCAACAATTGGTTGTTCTTCTTTTTGTTCAACGATCTCTTCGACCGCCTCAGCTTTCTTTTTTCTAGCCATAATATAATATTATAAAATTAAACAAATTATCTTGGTTCAAAGGCATTCATGCCGAACCCACCACCCATTATATCATTACCTGAAGATTCAAAGTTTTTAGGTGGTTTATTACTTTTTCTTTGATCTATTAATTCAGATTGTTGACTCGCTTGGATTTTTGTTCTTTCGTCCTTACGATCTTCTTTATTATTTTCATTTTGTTTTGCAGTTTCAGCTTTCATTTGCTCTATCTGCATATTTAATTTAAACTCATGATTCATGAGCTCTTTCTTTAACATAGCCTCTTGCTGCATCTTTTCTATTTCTAGTTTAGATTTAGCTTGCTCTAATTGCATATTGCTTTGTGTTATAGCTTGGTTTTTTTGTACTTCAGCTTGCGCTGCAACCTGTTGAGCTTGAGCATTAGCTTGAGCTTGAGCCTGTATATTTTGCTGCTGAATCATTTGATCTTCTTCAGCTTTTCTTTTTCTTTTTAACTTTAAAAGTTGGTTTGCTAGTTTTACATTTTTAATCTCTCTAATATCAATAGCATCTTCAAGATTAATACCTTGCTGCTGCAATGCTTGTTGTATATTATTTTCTAGCATAGCTTTTTCTTCTTCATCTGGTGCTAACTCAATAAATATACCAAAATCATATAGATGCAAGTTGCCCATTTCTTCTAGTGTAGCAACGTTATGTCTACCTAGTTTCTGAACAAAAGCATCTCTTGTTGGTGAGTATTCTATAACATCAGATATTCTTAATGATAAACACTCTGCAAGTTCTGTTGTAATAAATAAACCAGCTTGCAATATATGTCTTGTAGCCGTGTTACTATTAGCAGCTGCAAGTTTTTGAACACCAACTAAAGTCTTAGCATCAGGCATACTACCGTCACGCGCCTCGTTTAATCCGGTGACATCTCTGATCATTTGTAAGTAGTAGTTATATGTTTGTATAAGAGAAGCTAATTTAGCACCTCCTGCGCCACTTTGTATTTCTTGTATTGGCACTTTACCTGGGTTCATATCACCGTCAGATGTAAAAGATCTACCAATAATACTACCAGTTTGGAAAAACATATTTAATGCTTCTTGTGGGTTATAGTTAGTACCGTTACCTAAATCAACTTCAGCTAAACCATCAGCATCTAAATAAACACCATCAGGTACCATACGTGACATTACCTGTTGTATTTTTAAATGTGTTAATTGTATCATGTCAGCAAAAGTAGTTATTCTACTTACTAATGATTCAATTTTACCTTTATACATACGCGGTGCACATAAGTTATAATTCATTTTAACTTTTGTGTAATCACTTTTAGGTCTCATCATGTTAGGAGCTAATTCCCATTTTAGTAGTTGATTACTACCTAAAACCATAGCACCTTCAAATAATACTTCTATTTGTTTTGATAATTTACCAAATCTTTCTTCTAATAAATCTGTTGGAGGATTAAACTGATCATCTTTAACTATAACTTTATGAGCACCTGTAGAAGTTTCTTTTGTTTTATAAACCTGGTTCATATACGTTTTATAATTAAAATAAAGTATTTGAATTTGGTTTTTATCAACATTAGTTGATTCTGCTAAACTTCTATTATAAAAACCTGTAGTTTGATGACTAGCATTTTTTAATTGCTTCAAGTCCTCTTCTGTTAAACCAGGAAACTCTTTTACTATTTCGTTAATAGGTAAAGTTTTTATTTCACCAAAATAATATATATCTTCAAAATATGGATCTTCTGTATATGAGTAAACTATATTAGCAGGATCAACATACTCTACTGTAACTCCTTTTGATTTATTAAAACTATTTTTTACGCAACCAATACCTAATACAGTTAAATCGTAATTTACTTTTTTACGTATAAGTTCATATCTATTACCTTCTAATAATACATTTAACGCTTGTTCTTCAGCTATTTCAACTGCTTGCTTATAGTTAAGTTGCATGTGTAATTGTAACTCTTCTTCGTTTGAAGGTAACGTTTCAAGTTCACTAGACTGTAGATTTATACCAAAAGCTTGAGCAGCATACTCATTTAAATCTTGAG